TGACCAAAGAAGAGGCAGCCAGCATTTTGAAGGAGGCCCGCGATGTGTTTAGCGCTCTTAAAGCAATTAATATCGCAGTCGCGCGCAAAATCAACCGTTAAACCAACTAGCACCAAGCGAATAGCATTCGCCGATTTGCACAAAATACTACGCGGCATAACCCAGTCTGCCCCAATTCACTTGTCAGACCGTAACTACCTACTCTGCAACAAGGCTGACATAAAAGCCTTCCTTGCAACCGATACAACCAACCGCAACACCTACGTACAGGAAAAATTTGATTGCGACGATTTCGCCTACCGCCTGATGGGGCAGATGTCGGTGCCCTACTGGTCAGACCTTGCCTTCGGAATTCTGTGGACAGATACACATGCCCTCAACTGCTTCATCGACGAGGCTGGCGAATTCTACCTGGTGGAACCACAAACCGACGAAATAACAAAACCACAAGACATAAAAGTAAGATTCATAATAATGTAGGAAAGAATATGGCTAGAGCACCAAGACGCAAACCTGGGCCAAAGGCAATGCCCTTCAAAGAAACCATGTCTCCAGAAAAGAAGCTGGATTACATGCACAAAATTATCGACCTCTTTGAAACGCGGCAAGTAACCACGCTTTCGGAGGCCGCCGATATTCTTGGTATCCCGAAAATGAAGGTACATCGCTGGCGCAAGGACGATAAAGAATTTCGTGCTATGTTGGACGTTGCGGAAGAATTAATTGCTGACGAATTGCTCCTTCAACTAGCCGACCCAGAATACACCAAGAGTGTGCCCAAAGTAACCTCCATAATATTTCGCCTGAAGAAAATCCGCCCCGAATACCGCGATAACTACAAAGTAATAGTTACGGACAGCAAGGCAATGGAGCACCTGCAAAAACTGCAAGAGCTGTTAAAGAAATCTGAAAATAATCAGAAGAGCGCGGAAACGCCTTCTGTTGAAGATAAAGAAAACAAATAAGGAGTGTGTGTGTAAATGAGTCTTTACCACAGAGAGCAAACAGCCACAATTTCAAAGAGCGGCACGTCCACTGGTGAAATTGACTTACAGGCGGAATGTGATTTCGTTCGACTAGAGCTAACAACTATGGATAGTTGCACAATCAAACTCCAAGGTGCAAGCTCTACGGGCGGCACCTTTCGGGATGTCGGCGTGACCACTGCCCTGACACCAACCACGACAGGTGATTGTTTTACACTATTGTACTGCGCTGGACTACGATACATCAAGGTCGTGGCTTCGGCTGCCCAAACAACTGCTGCTGTTACAGTTAAAGCAGTAGGAATAAAAAATTAAGGTGTGTGTGTGTAAAATGACAAAGAAACAAAAGAAAGACGACAACTACAAACTAAAAGTAGAAGAAGACCTCCAAAAAGCCCTAAACGATGAAGCAAAATTAAAAGACCAGTTGCTAATGGTTAAAGGTGTTGTCGCATACTTGAGAGCAGAATACCAGAAAATTAACGAAGAAAAACCAAAGAAGGAGGATACAACTTAAATGGGACTTGAAATTTTCTCTAGCTTTGGTTTAGAAATCTTTAATAGCTATGTAACAAGAGACTGGATTCCCAGTGCGGACGATACCTATGACCTTGGTTCATCTTCCAAAGAGTGGAAAGACCTGTACATTGACGGTATTGCATATATTGATAGAACATCGTATGGCGATGCTGGGTCTCTAACAATCTCTTCAGGTGCAATTACAGTAACTAAGTCCTACCATGAGATAGTTGTGGAAGGCGGAACTGGCGCTGGAGCAGATAACCTAACTACAATCAATGGCGGAGTAGACGGTGCTATTCTGATAATCAGGGCAGCTACTTCTGGGGCCAACGATACAGTAACCATAGTAGACGGCAGTAATCTTGCCCTTGCTGGGAACTTTGTAATGGATAATATAGAAGATACTATGACCCTGCTATACGACGCAGGCCAGTCGAAGTGGTTGGAAATATCAAGGAGTAGCAATGCTTAACCAATTATCTTTTGGAGGATTTCTAAAATGACTTTCAATGAAGGCGACCCAGTAAATGGGCTTATAGGAACAGCAATAATTGTGGCGGCTTCAGACGCCTCTGATGCCTACAAGAAAGCGGCTCTTGCGTCAGGCGGTTATGTCTGTGATGGAACTGACGATGATGTAGAGATTCAGGCGGCAATAGACGCACTGCCCGTAGTTGGCGATGGAGGAGGAACAGATATTGGCGGGCATGTCCACCTGAGTGCTGGTAATTTCAATATCTCCGCCTGTATCAATGTGGATGAGGACGTGCTACTGACTGGCGAGGGCGACGGGTTGGCAAACACGCATGGCGTGACACGTATTTATCAAGCAAGTGGTTCCGATTTGGCCCAGATGTTACATTGCACTGGAGACAACGTGAGGATACGTGACCTTCTGATACACGGCAACAAGGGCAACAATGGTGGTGCAACCACGGAAGGAATAAAGATAGCAGGTCTGAACTCATCGGTGGAGAATGTAGGTGTTTACAGATGCGGGGGTTACGGTATTTGGACCACAAGCCACGCTGGTTTCTATAAGCACATCTTTGTCGAGTACTGCGATGATGATGGCTTCCTTGTCGATGGGTATAACAACTGGTTTGAAGCATGTTTCGCGGGTCATGCTATTACAAATGGCTGGCATGTCAATGGGGATAGAACCGTGATTGTAAGCTGCTTGGTCGCAGATGCTAGTCAGAATGGTTACAGGCTTGACGGTGACTACAACCGCCTCATAGGGTCGGGAACGTACGCATCCGGCAGTGGAGGCGTTGCCCAGAACGGTGTATCCATTAACAACGGTTCCTACAATGTAGTTCAAGGGAACGTGTTTTTCGAGGTATCATACGGCAATCCCAACACTTACGATGGGGTAAGTCTGGGGGGCGACGTGTGCGATTACAATGTTATCGAAGGTAATGTCGTCAAGAATGATACCAACAGTTACAAGTATGGGCTGGATTGCTACACTGGTACGCCAGATTACAACATCATCCGAGACAATATCTTTGTCTCTCCTACCACTGCGGGTGTCCACTTCATCAACGGACAAGCCCACAACATCGTGGGTGACAATGTTGGTCATGTGGGACCAGGAGACACTCGTACGATTATCAAGTCCATCGACCACGCCGACCTGACCGACGACGGTGGTGCTGCTGGCCACATTGACTTTGATGACTCCATCCCTGCTGAGTCCATTATCAAAGCTGTCAAGCTAGACTTTACAGAAGCATGGAATTCAGACAATACCACCACGCTTACTGTGATGATTGGTTCTGCTGGTGATACAGATGCTTTTTCTATGACGGCTGACCCAGGTGATAACGCTTTCAATACCACTACTGATATCTGTTGGGGGGAATCGGACTGCCAGAATCACATAGTAGGGACAGAAGTTACTCCGCGAGTAACTTTCACCGAGGATGATGATATTACTAATATCATTTCTGGCGCTGGGAGTCAAGGCGCGGTCACTATCTATATTACCTACATGAAGGGATAATCAAGAGAGTAGTAGTGGAAAGGAGTAGCAATGCGTAATGTCCCAGAAAGCGGGCGACCCTGTATTAGCAAATAAGGACTTCCTCCCAGTCTACGCTTATCAGCCTATAGAATTTAACTTAGGCCGTGTACTTGGCACTCATAAACCGACTGTTGTAGACAGGGGCATATTCTCTGGTTGGAGTCTGCCCATCTTTAATAGCGATGATGAGGACTTATGGGGTTGTATTTGTGTTCCTGATGATTGGAGCGAGGATACTGACTTTGACATCTTTATAGGCGGTTGGCTAGATACCGCCAATACAGGCAAGAAGTTCCAGATAAGAGTTGAATACTCTCACTGGACGGCGGGGGATACAGTACCAAATACTTCAAGCAATATAGACATAGAGTCAGAAACAGGCACTGCTGCTCAGTATAAATCATTCAAGTTACAACATACTGTACCTTATTCTGGTATCATAGCAGGAGATGTTTTGGGTTTCAGGATTTACAGAATAGCGGCTACATCAGATGAAATAGCGGGCGAGTTTGTACTCCAGGGAACTATGTTACGGTACCAGAGAATTAGAATTGGTGGGTACATTACTTAATAAAATAATATGCCAACTAAAGAACAACTTAAATATATATTTAATGAAATAGGATATAACCCATCTACTGAGCAATGGCTTGTACATCAAGCCAACGAAAGATTGCGATTGGTAGCGGGCGGGGAACGTTCCGGCAAGTCTTATTTATCCGCCATGGATATGTTAGCGAGACATTTTGCTGGTGAATTATTCTGGCTAGTAGCCGCCGATTATGAAAGAACCAAGGCTGAATTTGAATACATACAGGAAGGACTAACTAAATTAGGAATAAATTTCCAATCAACGAAGCAAGTAGACCCAGGGGAAATCATAACAGAACTTGGTATTACATTTCAAACAAAATCTGCTAAAGACCCACGTAAAATTGCCATGAAAGCCCCAGATGGAATCCTTGTCTGCGAAGCTTCACAGATAGACTTTGAAACATTCCTTCGTCTGCGTGGCCGCCTTATTGAAAAGCGCGGCTGGATGTTAATGTCTGGAACCTTTGAATCTAGCTTAGGTTGGTATGTCGATATGTTCAACCTGGGCAAGGCAGCGAATGATTTTCTTATTAAATCATTCAGTCTGCCCACATGGTCTAACCTGGCTATATTTCCTGGTGGTCGTACTGACCCAGAAATAAAACGAATAGAATCAATTATGTCAAATGATTGGTTCATGGAGCGTTATGGTGGGGTTCCATGCCCACCCAAGGGACTTGTATTTCCAGAGTTTCGTTCCAACATACATACAGGCAACACAGAACTATTTGAATATGACCCAGGAGAACCAGTACACATATGGGTAGACCCAGGATACAGCCATGCTTATTCTGTCCTCTTTGCACAGAAACGTGCAGATGGCGCCGTTATTTTCGATGAGGTTTATGAAACTGGTTTTGTAACAGAAGACATAATAACAATATGCCAAAAGAAGCCCTGGTGGGGCACCGCAAATATTGTTGGTGGGGCAATTGACATCGCTGGCACCCAGCATCAAGCTATGTCCTCACCAGCAGAAACATGGTTACATCAGGCAGGTCTTTCGCTCATGTCACGCAAGATTAGGATACAGGATGGAATAGAGCGTGTAAAAACCTGCCTGAAAGTAAATCCGATAACTAATCTTCCTGGCCTATTCATAAACACAAAATGTACAGGCTTAATAAGTGAACTCGGTGGCTGCCCAAATCCCATTGATAATACTACACGTGTATATAAATGGCGTATGGATAGAGACGGGAATGTAGTAGGTGAAGTACCAGACGACAAAAATAATGATGCATGTAAGGCTTTAGCTTATGGCTTAGTAGATATGCTGGGATACACACAGAAACATAGAGCACCAATAAAAACATTTACACCAAAACGCAAGAGATAAGGAGACGTATGAATCAAGTATCTTGGTCAGAATTACGAAGAATTAGTGCTGCAAATGTAGTACCACAGCTACCATTAGAAGTTCTTGTAGATGGAACGCCAACATTTGTCTTGAGTGGCATAGACGATGCAATAGTCGTTTCGGATTTGCATGTAAGAGTTAAGAATAAACTCCGTGCAATGGAACGAAGAGCTAGGGCAGGTATGCCGAAACCAGTAAGAATAGATGTAGAAGACGAGGAATAAATGAAGAGCGTCGAAGATATACAAGCTGGAATTAAGCGTTACTGGAACGATACAACTAATATTCAGCTACGCAAGCGCTGGGATAGAGACTACGACCTATTCCGCGAAGTTCCTTATGATGCTGGAAGCGGCTTCTACTCCTACACATCTAACTCGGCTCGCGTACTGGCCGATAAAGCAATATCAATGCTTACCGATGCCAAATTAATTATAAGAATTCCAGAAGACACGCTACAAGAAGACGAGATAGAAGTAGCCAATAACATTGAGCGTTTTCTCTATGGCGTGCGCAATATGAACGATGATAGGTTAATGCTAGAACCAGACTCACCAAGCTTGAATTCTTTAGAAGCCTGGTACCCAGTAGTACGTGGCACATTAGCAGGCAGAGCATTAATATTGAAAGAAGAAGATGGCAGTACATTCCCAGAAATAGCAATCTGGGATATCTATAATACTGCGTATGCCCGTGGGCGGCGTGGATTAGCTTGGGCAGCGCACACTAGAACCGCATCGCGCGAAGAAATAAAAGATACCTACGGAATAGATGTAGGAAAGCGTGAAGCAGACATCGTAGACTACTGGGATACACAGGACAATATAGTTTATGTAAACGGTAAAGATATTGTAAACCAGTGGACACATGGACTTGGTTACTGCCCTGTGCATATAAGCCGTGTTGGGGCAACCCCAATAGTTGGGCATGGAACCTACAATCAAACAGGCTTGTATGTCGGAGAATCAATCTACGGCCCAACCAGACAATTATATCCACTACTTAACAGAACGATATCATCGTTGCTAACAATAGTCGAGCGCGGCGTAGTGGTGCCGCTCGGTGTCTGGTCTGCTGGTGGGCAGCGAAATCTTGAAGAAGATATCTGGCAGACCGATAAAGCGTTCGCAGTCCCGATGGATTCCACAACAGGGGAGAAAATAGAACCTCTTATGGAGCCAACCATGCCTAGGGATGCAAAGGACATGGTAGACTTCGTACAAGGTGAGATACAACGTGGTGGTATTTCTCACGTAGCATTGGGTGAACTTGGATTTAGACTATCTGGATTTGCAATCAACCAATTGCAGGGTTCGCTAGCCAGTTTGATTGTGCCCTTTGCCCGTTGTATTGAACAATTCCAGACTAGTATAGCAATATCTTTAATGAAGCAATACGCCGCGGGTGGTTGGAAGCCTGTAGAAGTCAGAGGAAGAACAAGCAAGGGCGCACCATTTGGTGTTCCAACACCGATTAAAATTAAACCAAGCGACATAAATGATGCGTGGCGCCCAGAAATAACACTAACACCAATATACCCGAAGGATGATGCACAACGCTACCAGCTTGCTCGACTTGCGATAGATGGTGAAAAACCAATACTGTCACGGAGAACAGCACAGGCTGAAATAATAGGTGTTGAAGATACTACTCTTGAGAATGAGAGAATATCTGAGGAGTGGGCTGATAATTTACCAGTAATAAAACTCTGGAATGCCTTGAATGCATCCCTCGCTGCTAACAATTTGGATAAAGCAAGGAATATTGTAGCCGAACTTAATTTGTTCATGCAGCAAACACAACCTAAAAATACTCCGCAAGGTGGCAGTATAAGCCCAACAGGGCAACTAAGCCTTGAAAATATTGGTATGAACCTACCGCCAATGGCAACTGGAGTACCCCCTGAAACAATGCCACAAGAAATGATGGGTGGCGTTTCTGGTGGTACAGTTGGAGCTACTCAATGACAGATGAACTTAAAGTAAAAACTATTCCAACAGTCCCAGATTTTGAAACTTTTGATGTATCCATACCAGATTTATTTATTGATTTAATAGAGAAGGCCGTAGACCGTATTACTTACGCTATAACAATAAGAGGATTTACAAAAGATTACGGACTATTTGGGCTTGGTAGACAAGACTTTACAGCAAGGGCTATCGAAGAAAAACTAGCTAGTTTAGAACAGGGTTCAACGCAAGTAGACCCACTTGCTAGAAAATTAGATGCATTAATGGGATTGTTGGATTATGCTGGGGAGCAGGGCTATACTGTGCCCTTTGCTACGCAGTTACCAGAGTTCAGTCCACTACGTGACTTGCCTCAGTATACCAAGGCTATAGCTCCATTAGCTTTTGGTAGAATGGCTATAGACGCTGGGTATTCACCAGGCAGCAAAGAATATAAAGAATGGTATAATAAAGGATATGACTATCAGCAAGATTTTATTGTTGGTGTAAAAGCTCCTGGTGTAGAACGTAAAGCTGCTAAAGAATATGCTGATACTCTAAAAGAGTGGCAAGCAAAACGAGAAGAAACCTGGAAACAACATGAAGCCACAAGAAAATATTATTTTGAAAAGGGAGCCACTCCGCTACAATTAGCAGCCCAAAAAGAATATCAAGAGCGTGTCAAAAAAGCTTGGGAAGAACAAAGGCAATTTGCTTTTCCTGATAGTAGGATACAGGCTCCATCTGCTGAACCTATATTAAGAGAATTCTTAGAACAAGAAAGACCTACTAAATTACAAGCATTTGTAGAATCAAGGCTACCAGGAGTCATTGAAAAATTTGAACAGCAAGCTGGGGATATACGCAACCAATGGTGGGCTGCTATCAATCGTCCAACATACGAACAAGAACTTAAACAAGCACAATTTGAAGTAGACCGCTGGGCTAAGGTAATAGAATCTGGGGCATCCAGGGGCATGAAGCCAGACTTTACTAGAAAAGCAGAAGAAATGATGCCGGAAGAATGGCTAATCACTATAGCCCCACAAAAATGGAAAGAGGCACAAGCTAAGCTAGCGCAGATACAGGGAATGTCACAGGAACAAATAAAAAGTTATGGTGCTAGAGTACAAACTCGTGACCCATTAGAGGAATACTTAGAAAAATATCCCTGGCAGGCTGAATATCTTAAACTTTCCCCGCAGCAACGTGGATTACAAGAATGGAAATACAAACCTGCTGCAAGGTGGTTCAGTTAGTTGACTATAGACAGACTTAGAAAAGAATCTACACAACAAGATACAAGGCAACCAGCAGAACAACCAAAACCTTTTATTAAGTACAAAGATGAGGGTTTTCTAAAAGATGCCGTAGATAATATTATATATAGTGGTAAGTCATTTATACACGGTTCGCAACAGGGATTCGATATGATGAAACTTGGTATATGGCTAAACCGCAATATACCACGTTACTGGTTCGCCGACGATAGAACATCTAAACTATTACAAAATTTTAATGTGCAACTAGATATAAATGATGGCCAAGAAACTGTCAGGCAAAAACTGCTTGATGCTGGCTATAGACCACGGACAAAAGAAGAATTGAGAAAAAGTATGCCAGAAGGTTTCTTGCAAACTGAGGATGATGAGCAAGTATTCGCCAAATTCTTTGGGGAAATACCTGAAACTATTGATGATTGGCAACCTGGTGGTACATGGGTGACTGCCCCAGGTTATGAAAAAGCGGAGCAAACAAATCAAACATTACTAGATTATTTCTTGCCTAGAATACAACAGAGGAAAGCCGATTATAATAATTGGTTGCAAGAACATCCTGAATTATCCCCCAACCCTGAGTATGTAAATGGTTGGCTTAATAATCCTGAGTTACTTACAGACCCAGATTATCTAGTATATGAATTAACATCTTCTATAACATATATGCTAGCAGCTTTATCTTCCGCAGCAATTACAACAGCAGTAACAGGCAGTGGAGTAGCTGGTTTATTGGCTGGGGCAGCAGCAGTTTCACCAGCATTAGTAGATGAAGTATATCAATCATTAATACTACAAGGTGCTACAGAAGAACAAGCAATACAGATAGCGGCTGTACTTGGGCCAATTGAGGGTGGTATAGAATCATTAACTAATATACCAATATTAAGTGCGGCAAAGGGTACACTATTCAAACCTGTTACGAATAGAATATTAAAGGGTTTAGCTGGCAGAGTACTTCGTAGTATCCCAGCGAAAGCCACTGGTGCCACACTTATTGGGGCTATATCGGAGGGCATTGATGAAACATCACAGCAATTTGTAACCAACTTGGCTCGCAAAGCAATAGATGAAAATGCTAGCTTAATAGAGGGCTTGGCAGAAGCCGCAAGTAGGGCAGCAATTCCTGGGGCAATATTTGGTGGAGCAGCAGGAACCTTTGGGGCAATTAGAACACAGGATGCTGGTGAAATACAGCAAGTATCATTGGTGGATGAACTGCCTCCACCAAATGTTTCACCAGAGATAGAAGTAGTTACTACACCAGAAGAAGCAACAACAGAGGAAATAGCAGCAGAGGAACCATTTAGCCTAGAAAAGATTGCCGCAGAACGTGGCGTAAAGTTAACACAAGTATCATCTGAGGATGCTAATAAATCTTTACTATACAAAACATTAGTAGACCTTAAAGAAAATGGCGCGGTGTATATCCCTGCCCAAGAAGGTAAGCCAGCAGAAATAATTTATACAGAAGAAGCGACTCCATCTGTCTTTCATGAAATTGGGCATGATATTTATGAAAGTATGATAGGGAAAACTGTTGACGACCCAATTGTAAAATTGGTTGATGATGTTTTCCTGCCCGAATACAAAAAATTAACAGACCGCCTACCTCCATATGTTTTAAGGGTTAAAAATAAAGCTTATAGTGACTTAACGAAAAAAGAGAAAGCGGCAGTATTATTTACTTTCGGAGAAGATTATGTTGCTGACCTTAAACCAGATGATATAATTACATTGCATCCGTTTGATGAGAACGAAGTATTTAGTAATGTTTACGCAAAACTTATGAAGGGACAAGAAGCAAAGAACTTCAAAGAAACCTCTAAAGCAATGCGTGAAATGTTTAACATACCCGAAAGTGGAAAAGCTTTTACTAAGAAAACATTAGGCAAGGCGAAAACAGAAGTAAGAGCCAAAATCAAACGTACTGGCACAGAGCGAGGCTTCTATACAAAGAGGGGAAAGAAGGCACGGTTCTTTAATAGGTACCTCAAAAAATATGATTCACATTCTGACCTTCGTCGCATGACGCTTAATGAGCTAAAAGAAATATTAGAATATGTAGAATCTGGAAGACCAGAAAAAATAGGTAATAAAATTGTAATAACAGATAAAACAGAGCGTAACATACAAGCACATAAAGGTTCTCTTGTTCGCGCCGAACTTTTAACGGACGCTGGTTATCAAAGAATAATGGATACGCTTGGTTTAGAAATTGACCATTATGAAAATCCCGAATCTTTTATAACAGAAAGTGAAGGATTTAATCTAATGAAGACAATGGATAACCAGGCGGCTATAGGCTTGACAGAAATGGATGCGAAAGTTTCTGTCGGCTTAGAAAAATCAAAGAACGTTGCTGAAGCACACAATAAAATTATATCTAAGCTAGAAAGAAGAAAAATTGAAACGGGCAAAGTGCCTACACCATCAAGACTTTGGGATATAGCAAGGTACATGCAAGAGCTACAAAATCGTACTGGTGATAGATTCTACGAAGTCTACTACATGATGATAAATCGCAAGCTTCTAATGGATGAACTAGTAGAAAAGATGCATAGTGAATTAGAGGCTATAGCACCGGACATTGATGAAATATCAAAAGACAAGGATGCCTTGGATAGAATACAACGTCATTGTTCTGGGGAAGAAGTTAACGATATAAGAGAACAAGAATTAGCTATTGCGGAACAAATCAAGATGGAATACAAGGCGGCTGAACACCGTGTACGATTCAATCGTGTTCATTGGGGCATTGATATGTACAATGACGATGCTCAAAGTATTCTTGATAACGTATTCAAAGCTGGTAAGGCCGCCGAGGAAGAAAGACAATATATGCCCACACTTGCCGAAATCCAGGAGGCTATTGATGCTTGGGCTTCTGGTGGCGACCAAGCACTTTGGGATTATACAGCCGATAAAGAGTGGGGTGTTATACATACTGGGTACGACCCAAGAATGATGATTAACCCACAATTTGAATTGTCTGAAATTCGTTGGGCTAATACCAACAAAACACATCTTCATGGTCGTACAATAGAAGATATGCCAGAAATGGAGGAAAACATATTACAACGCCGCAAACGTTACTGGCGGAGATTGTTTGCATTAGATTTAGAACCATATGCTAAAGAATTAGAAAGATTATTCAAAGAAAACTATGAAAGATTTGAAGACCCAAGAAAAGTAGAAAAGGATATTTCCCAGTTTATTAAAGAAGTATATGGATTCATACCTAGAAGTGAAGTAGCTAAGTTAATGCTAAAATCTGGTTCATGGGCATTCTCTGTACTTTCATTATCCCCGCACATGTTTGTAAGAAATCTTCATCAGAATATAGCGTTCCATCCAGATGCCATGGAAGCTTTCAGCTTTAATAACAGAGAATTATCTGAGGCAGAAAAGCAATATTCAGATATATATATAAAACAATATAATGCGATAAAACGTGATTGGCTTATGCAAGAAGCCTTGGGTAATAACAAACTAGCACGATTTATCAAGAAGATTTCATACTACGCGAAATCTGATTGGATTAACAGAAGGGTATCAATGTGGATTTCTGTTAATAAAGCGGAGCGTGCAATGAAGAGGTTTGAAGCCTCTGGTGATATAGATGAATTCATGGAAAAGTCGGGTTTTTATGACCTGCAACCACTTGAACAGAAACATATTCTTGATTTGGTGGTGCTTAAAGAAGTAGATTTCGGGGGTGGTATACCAAAGTTTACTGGGCATGAGGCGGCTGTTTTGGAATTAGCACGTCTCATAACTGAAAAAACACACTTTAGATATCGAAGATTTGAGCGTGCACCAATTGAAATGGGAGAATCGGGCAGACTAGCTGGTAGCCTAATGACATTCCCACGTGGCTTCGGGCAGAAATTATACGACCATATTAACAAATTACGCCCTGGTTCGGACGCTACTACAGCAGAGAAACAAAGGGCTGGTAAAGACTTAATTACTATGGTTGCGGGCATGTTAATTGCGAATTCTCTCTACATGCTTTTAACTGGGAAAGAACGTGGCCCATACGACCCAAGAGAAATACTTGGTTGGCAGCCAGGTGGACTTGCAATTGGCTACGGTATTGAAGTGGCTAATGCTATTAGTGATTTAGTAAGGGCAGCCACTGGCGATGCCAAGGCATTAGACAGAGCAGCGACTAGCATACCACGTATGGCTGAAATGACTGTGCCCTTTTACAAGCAAGCAATAGATATTCTTGAAGCTGCCCTAGGTACAAGATATGCAGATAGACAAGGAATAAGAAAAATAAAAGAATTAGTAAACAAAGAATATAAGATGGGCAAGGAGTATTATAATGTAGAACGTAATGCAATCCAGGTCATTCAACACGCATTGTTTGGTACACGATATGCCGAACAAGTACTCGAAGGCACAAAAGATACCAAAAACGGAACACCAAAAACTATACAAAGAGGGTCTGCGATAGACAGACTCAGAAAGAAATCAGGAGGAAAATAGAAATTGTCAAACCAAACTGATACTCCTTCAACACAAGATGAGCAGAACGTTCCCGCTGTGGAGCCTTCTAGCAATCAAGTAGTTGAGGCAAGTGAAGTAGTTGGGGAGAACGAAACATCTGGGGAGAAAACATACACGCAAGCAGAAGTGGAAGCATTGTTATCTGAAAAGGACACAAGCTGGAAGGCTCGATACGGAGGCCTTGATGCTAAACTTACAGAAACAATTGAAGAAGCAAGGCAGCTAAGAACGCAGGTTGCGGAGAACGCCGAAAAAATAGCTAGAGCACAAGAGGATGCGTTAATAAAACGCACCGAAGAAGAAGGCGGAGATGTAGGTCTAGTCAAAACTATAGTAGAGCGTGACCGTGCTTCAAGGGCAGAGGCAAACAGGTTAGCCGAGCTAAAGGCAGAACTAGAAAGCCAGAGTGCAATCGTGTCCGAGGCTGCCCGTACTAAGAAAGCTAATGACCTCGTTACAAAATACGGGCTTAATAGTGATATTCTTAAAGAGTTGCTTGCTGCCAATACTCCAGAACAGATGGAAATCCTAGCATTGAAAGCTTATGCCGACAAGCAAGCTATTGATGCTAAACCTGTAACTAATGTTGACGGTGGCCCACCGAAAGGAACAGGCGTAGATATATCTAAGCTTTCCCTCGAAGAACGGGCTGGATTAGCATTGGATGGAAAAATATAATATTAAAGGAGAAACAAAGTGGCTCTTAATACACTAACCGAAATGAACAAGTACTCAACAACAGAGCTTGATAAGGTTGTAATTGACCGTTTGGTCAAGGATAGTCCCGAACTCGAAGCTCTGCCGTTTGAGACGTTACTCGGTAACAGCCTAACTTATAACACCATTACCACCGATTCTGGTGCTGGCTTCTATTCACCTGGTGATGTGTGGGTAGAAAGTACACCAGTCCTGACACAGGCCACGGTTACGCTGAAGATTCTGGGTGGAGATGCTGATATTGACAACTTCGCACAGGATACTAGGGCTAACAAGACAGACCTGAAGGGCACAGTCTTGATGAACAAAGTTAAAGCTGTGCAGTATATGTTCTGTGATAACTTCTGGTACGGGGATGATTCTTCAGCCCCAGAGAAGTTTGATGGCCTGCAAGTACTGATGTCTAGCACAACCTATAATACGGTTCATGCTGGCTCAAGTACTGGCACTGCCCTCTCAATGGCGAAACTTCGGGAAGCCATCGACCTGGTGAGGGGCGTTAGACCCACGCATATATTCATGTCGAAAGCCATGCGGCGTGGGATTAGCGTATACCTTGACAGTATTGGTGATGCATTCCCAGCAACTAGAGACCATTGGGGCAGACCAACACAGTCGTTTGATGGTATTCCTATCTATACGACTGACCATATTGTTGACACCGAAACTGCCGCGTCTGGTGCTTACTCAGCCAAGACTGGTGGCGGTAATACAACCATCTTTGTGCTCACTTTCGGTGGGCAGGATGTTTGCGGTGTCCAGGGAACCAACGGAGTTCAGGTCAAGGAACTCGGTGAGTTGGAAACCAAAGATGCGATACGCTATCGGATAAAATGGTACTGCGGACTCAAAATGGAGAACCTGCGGACTAGTAGCAAGGTAGATGGCATCGACTCTGATGGCACCGTTACAGCTTAAACTGTAACAATCAACGGTCTTAAGCAGACCGAATAATTGCTTAAATCTATAAGGAGGATAGATAATGGCATACGCTTTGGTAATAAAGCAAAAGGACAAACTTGGCAAACTAGAACTGTCTGGGACAGTTACAAGGGGTAATCTGCTTGGGTATAGCTCTGGATGGGTTGCCGCAGATGCTAACGTAGCTGCTGGGCCGATTTATGCCCAGTGGATAGCACTTGAGGATGGTGTTGACGGCGACGAAATTAACGTCTGTCGTGGCGCGGTCTTCGAAGACCTAGATGAACCATACACCATTAATACAGCACAGTATCTTTCTGGTACTGCTGGCGCAATTACAGAAACCAAGCCAGCCACAGATGGTGACTTGATTCAAATTGTTGGTTGGGCGCTGTCTACATCACGTGTTAGAATCGACCTGGCACAGCCGAGAGAGGAAACTTTCTGGTTCGAGGTTGATACCTATGACACTACTGGTGAAACTGGTCTTGGCACAGTAGATACTGGTTGGACTGGCCCACAGCTTGACGCTGATGGTGAAGACGCCTATATCAAGGGCTGTTTCCCACATAACATGGTATCCCTTGAGTCTGCTAGAATCATATTCAATTCTATTGGGGCAACTGCGGTTGATGTTGACCTCACCATAACTGGTGGGTATGATGGTGCAGATAACGACCAGGATACAGGCTCGGCGCAGACAACCGCGGATTTCGACAGTGGCGCGGACAACAAACTGTGCTACATCGACATTGCTGGTGCTTCACATTTGATGGATGCTGGATTTGCCACACCTGGACGGAACTTCTCCGTTTGGGTTGACATGGATGGTATCACAGGTGGCGATGCACAGGTACTTGGCATCAAGATGCGTTGCCTGGTGGTTTAACCACAAAAGCCTTGGGGGTGGGCTTAAACACCCCCAATTAAAATAAGGAGAACCAGCAAATGGCATTCGCTGATGCACAATCTGGGGCATTAATTTTCAATGGGGAAATCCCAGCATATATAAAGCTGTCTGGCGCTGTGAATAAAGGCGACCCAGTTGGTTGGGCAGTGACTGGCGGTGGTTGGAAACAGGCCGATGCTAGTACAGATGCAGACACGGCTGTACCAATACATGCACGTTGTGTCGCCGCGGAAGACGGAGTAGTAGACCAAACAATAAAAGTCTATTTCGGTGAGGTATCCATCGGCGGTAGAATAAGTGGCGCCACTGTAGGTGGTGCTATATATGCCTCCGAGACTGCTGGGCAGTACACCCAGACGGCACCGAGCGACACTGGGGATGCCAACACAGTTATTGGGTATGCCACTGCCCCAGACAGGGCAATAATATTTTGTAACATGAATAAGGAATCGGAGGCTGCATAATGCCAATACCAACTACTAGCATGGGTGCTTGTATGAGGTTTTTGAGACGGGAGCATTCTAAATGGCCATACAAACAAAGGTTGGCTATTTGCCTCAAGAAAACTAACAGTGGCAAGAAGGAAAAGAAATAATGGCGCTATTTAGAAACACAGTAATAGAATTAGTACAGCAAATGGGTCGCCTGCTTTTCAAATACGATGAGTTCTTTGAGGGCACAGTAGACAGTGGCACGACAACTACTGTAGTGGATGATGAGAGGCAAGAAATTGATGATTTCTTCCAGAATACACAACCTGTTTCAAACATTCGCATTGTAACAACCACGGACGGCGCTGCCCCACAAGGCGAGTCTAGTAGAATAACAGATTCAGCACACTCTACAGGCACGATAACAATTAGTTCTGACAAACCGTTTACTGTAGCACCCGATGCTGGGGATACCTACATTATATTAAACGAGTATAAGTGGCCTGAAATATTGTCTTCCCTAAATCTAGCGATATCACACGCCACATCAGAGGGTGTGTTTATTGAAAAGGTAGATGAAACCGTAGAAGTAGCAGCGTCTGTATATGATTATACAATACCAGAAGGCTTCACACATATTTATAGAGTAACACAAGCAGATGGCAACGGAGATTTTCTTACACCAATTGCATCACAGCAGTATATAATTATACGTGGTACAGCAAGTCCATTATTGCACTTTTCCACATTTTCAGAATACAGTAAACACGAAGACTACAACTACAGCAATCTCTGGGCAGGCTCAGACCTTACTGCTGGCAGAATTCTTAGAATAGAAGGATTGCAAAAGCAGGCTAAACTTATCAACGACACGGATATATGTTACTTAAACCCAGAGTATATGATTTATCAGGCGATGTATTACATGCATGTTTCTCGTATGAGGAAGGCAGACCAGGACGAGCATGGTGTGCAGGCTGGGGTCTGCCGCGAAATTGCAGCACGGGCTTTACGTAGTAGCAAGCAACCATTCCCACCTAATATAAAGAGAGTCGAAACATAATGGCTTTAGAAAAAGTTATAAAAGAAAACGAAGTAATCCTAAATGGTGTGCGCTATCCTCTTGTAGATAGTTTGAAAAGAAGTCTGTTACGCCCAGAAGCTCAGAAGATGGTCACTGGGGATTATAGTCTGACGAGCAACCCATATATGTCAACATGGGCTTTGAGTGACTTCAGAGGCGGTTTAGGCGTCGAAGAAATGAACGAAGCGACAGACGCAGCCCGCTATTGGTACTCAACATGCAGTACATCACACCAAAAAGCCTTAACGTTGGGTAGATTAGTTACCACAGTTACACATGAGACCCCAACTATAAATTATTCCTTTGATTCATACACTGATGTTGGTGGGGTTTGGTCGAATGAAGCAACGGCCTATGATAATAATGTGGGGACGGCGGCCTCCGCAAATGTTGCTGCAACTTCGTGGAGTGGATATCTAGTGTTTAATTTTACAAGCACAAAAACTATTAGTGCTATTAGATTTTATACAATTACAACCTACTCAGCAGATATCATATCAAGAATCCAGATAGATACCTCACCAGATAATAGTAATTGGACAAACAGGTACGATAGTAATATTGATTCTACTTGGATAGATGCTGATTGGAATACAATCTGTATTGGTTCACAAATAGGGATTAAGAATGTAAGAATTAGGATGTATAACTCTTCTGGTAACATTGTTGGCATTAATATAAATGAACTTCAAGTAATAGAGACTACTGGAACTGCAAGCACACCAACTAAATTTGTTAATTTTAATAGCCAATGGTTCTTAGCGGCTGGGAAATCTCTACAAGTATTAAATGCTACTGGCACCGCCTTCAACACTGTGGAGGTATTCGCCAATACAATTACGGATTTAATAGCTGGCCCCAATTCCTACTTATATATTTATTTTGGGGATAATGCAAATTATTTCTATATGAATGGCACAGCCCCCTACCAATTCAATGAGGCTGATACAGGGGAGGAAACACAAGATGCAATTTTGGGTATAACTTGGGACAGTAAGCTAGCTAAAATAGACTCGGCTGGTGAAATAGAATTTTGTACTACACCTAATACCTCAACACCAGATTGGACGGCTAAAGGAACATTAGCCGATAATGGGTTAGACGTTAATGATGTTAATAATTTATTTGTTGGGCGCAATGCGGCGGGCAATACCATAGTTTACGCAGCCACAAAGAAGGGCTTATATGCCCACGATTACGAAAATGGAATATGGCTAGAGACAGAACTAAAAATGCCCGACCTGGATACCACAGGATTAGGTGCTTGTACATGGCGTGATGCATCATATATTTCAGCAGGTCTTGATGTTATGATGTATCAAGTAGGGCAAGCTGGTTCTATGATAGGCAACATCGGCCCAAGTAGAGATGATGGACTCCCAGAGGGGCGCGGTGGTGAAATAATCCAATTAATTCCCAGCTATAACTACATGTTTGCTTTAGTAGATAGCACCTACGAAGGTTCTACAAGCAAATCAACCGTTTTATCATTTAACAGCATGGGGTGGAGACAAGAGTGGGAAGCTAGCGCGAATAACAAAGCCATGGACTGCGGTGGAGTAAGCTCCGTTGTAGACTACAGATTATGGTGGTCTTGCGGGGACACAATTTATTATGTACCACTCCAAAGTGGAATTACAAAGCCAAAGCAAATAACTAATTTTGAATATGCAACCGATGGTATACTTGTAACACCTTGGTTTGATGATAACTGGCCTATTGGAATGAAGACTGGGCAGAGACTTTACTGGGGGGCAGACGACTGCACATCTGACGAAGAAATATCTATATACTACAGAACCAACAGAAGCAACACAGACCTAGCAACGGGGTGGACGGCTCTTAAAACTGGCATAGACTCAGATGGGCACGGCAGTTTGGAACTCGGTACATTATATGCTGGGTTAAACTTCTATGCAATACAATTCAAAATAGCACTAACCAGGGGGTCTACCACAACTCTAAGTCCGATATTACGTTATTTGGCCTTGGATTACAGGCGGAACACCCCGCATCCAATGTGGCAATATGAGTTCACTGTAGACTGCACCAAGAGCCACGATGGGAAATCTCCAGAGCAAATGATAGATGCCCTATTAGATTTGCCCGCTGTAAATGGCCGTATGATTTTCTATATTGACGATACCTCGACAGACCATAGGTCAATTTCAACAAATATTTCTGGCGAACAAACAACAGGGCAAAATGTACGTGGATATTATCAAGTAACACTCTTAGAGGCAACATAATGAAACTATTTAATGGAATTATAATACCAGAAAAGCCGAAAACTAGCAAAGACAAATTGGATATGGTGTGGGCGGCGTTGTTCAATGAAGTACCACATAAATTCCGTTGGGTTAATGTACAATTAGCATTTATGTTTGGCCTTATTGGTGTTGTAATTGCCCTTAATGGGCTTGTCCTTTCGTTAGTACTGAAAATAATTGACTAAAAATGTATAAGAAACGAAAAAAGCCCCCACTCCTTAGTTGGAGCAGGGGCTTTTTGCTTTTATTTATCTCTTAATATTCTAAAATGTACGAATTCTTGGCCGACAAATCTGTTTGGTATGCTAACTTCTGGGAACTTATGTATTGACCAGACATGGGCGTACTTGATTGGAAACATTTTCAAAGCCCACGCTGGAAACCAACGTTGCTTGAACCATTGCCACCAATCAGATGGGTATTTTACCACTTCGTCCTCCATCGTGGCAATGTTAATCATATATTTTAAGTCTGAGGAAATTTTGTCTTCTATTTCTGGCTTTAGTCTGAGAATTATTCTTTCTTCGTCGATGCCTATGCCCTTATCTAGGCATACTTGATTGAACAAACTACGCACTCGGAAGGTAAGTTCTCCCCCAGTTAAATATTCTTCTTTCATTTTATTTGCCCACCCACGGCTGGCATAGTACTAGATAATTATATTATCTTTCCCAAGGCCAACCGTGGGTAATTTTATTTTTTCTTATTTATATCGCAGGCAATAGGCTCGTCAGACAAAAACATTTCTAACATTATCGCCATTTCGCAATTCACCGCAAGAAAATCATTACACGGATGAGTAAGCCTTACGTAATTACTTAAATCTTTTGTTCCATTATTGTACTTTGGGCATATATCTTGTATAGGGCAAACCTTTAAGCTCATGGTAGTTTCCTTTCAAATAGTCTGCCCCTGTGTTCACAAAGGCTCTAGTATTATAACACAAACAACGTGAAATGTCAACCCTGTTGAGAGACATTGGCGTCGATTGACAGGTGTTTATCTCTCTTAATCTTCTCCTCATGCAATATAATAGCCAATTTCATATACACCGATACATCACGTAGTCTTGTACCTATACTTTCTACCTCACCGTCATACCCAACATTTAGCATCCACAGGGCGGCGTCTAACTGCTTCAGGGCATAAACCATCGCTACATTAACTGGGTTGGACATGTCCAAATTCGGGTACTGCCCAAGTATGTTGGATACCCTGTTAAAATTTCCAAGTGGGTCGCCGCCATGTGCGTAATCCTTATTTTTTGCGCTATGTAACTCTTTCTCAGCGTCAGTCAATTCATAAAACATCGGATGCCCGTAGTATTCAGCCATATATTATCTCCTTTACAGATTTCCAGTTTCGAGCACGTTGAAATTTATTCAATATATCCAAGCATTTCTTGTTCCATGGATTATCAAACAATATTAAATTCTTTACCCTTATCGTTTCATCAACACATAACAATTTTGATGGGCTATCATCTACCATAGCATGTGCATATTGTGGTAATGTGTCAAATGTTATTAGCTCTGAGTAAGGTATGCCAGAATCGTCTAGCCAATCTTCTAAATCAGAGTACTCCATAAATTTTAATCTGTTAGATAAGATGCTGACATGGAAACCATCAGCTATTAAATTCGTTAATGTTTTGACGGCACCAGGAACCATGTTTGGTGGCTCATAACTTTCTTCGCCGAACATTTTAGCAACATCATTGTAGGGCAGTCCGAGACAATCCTCAACCGAATATCCCCACATCGTGGAATTGCTTTTTATATCGACTCCAAAATGTTTCTTTATTATGCCGCGGAAATCGTACTGGCATATTACTCCATCAATGTCAACTATTATCGTTTTAGCCATAGATTTGCCCGCCATACATAAATTTATTATTGATGATGGGTATCTGCTCTACCCAGAAGCGCCCATCATCCTTGAAATGCACTAAGGAGAAACCATGTTGCCAATTAGGATTTTGTATCCAATCAGGGTCTAATCTACACAGGCAGAAATTTTCCCACCAGCCCCACATTCCAAATCTATCCCTCTTAAAGTAACTACCACCCCTATGTGTATGGTTACAAATACCGTTGCCTCCATTAGCTTCATATTGCATCTTTGCTGTATAGGACGAATGCTTTGAAGCATAAGAACCATGTAATATTAAAAATGTGTTGTTGACTAAAATACCACGTTCAAACTCTACGTGCTCTATGTCGTATTTATTTAGTTCATACAACTCTTGTATACTGTTACAGCGTAATTTAGATACGGCTGGGGATTGATTTTGTAGGTACTTAATCCACCTGTTTTCATGCGTACCATCAATTAATATTTTCTTGGTGTTGGGCATCAACTTGGTGTGTCGTTCAAACATATTTACGGTGATATCTATATCAGACTGAAGCTCGCCAAGCCTAGCTGGGTCTTTAGCGAATACCGACACCTGGTAGAAGTCATTAATATCACCATTATATATCAAATAATCTGGCTGTATGTGCCCAAGAAAACCCTCTACGGTAGCAACAACTTCTTCGTCATGATAGGGAATATGTGTATCACCAATTATTGCGAAGGTTGTTATGCCCTCGCCTGTGTTTAATAACATCGGCGTATTTACTACTGGCGCCGAATCTTGGGATTTCAACATGGTAATCTTCGTTTGTGTACGTGTTTCAATACCACAATCACTACGCCAATGTCTGCCAGTATCGTACGATATTGCATAATCCCTACACATTTCCACCTTATCTGCGTGTGAACGGGAATCCCAATTATAGCACCAATCAATCCACTCTTCTTTTGTCTTTGGCTTGTTCATATATTTATTCTGCTTCCTTCCAATTATTTCCTACACCCACTTGTACTGGGAATGTAGAACCCATGAACTCTGTTATCGTTGGTACATACTCTCTCAGCCATTGTGCATATTCATTAGCCTCCTTAGCATCTACTTCAAAGAGAAGCTCATCATGCACTTGAAGTATCATTGGGGCAGAGAAATTCTTATGTAAATCTATCATGGCGAGCTTTACTATCTCAGCGGAGCCGCCTTGTATTGGCATGTTGATTCCTTCACGCTCACCCTCTTGTCTTATTCTCCAATCGTTAGCGAACATGGCATCTATGCGGCGTTTGCGGCCAAAGGCGTTAATTACTTGCTTCTCACTACGCACCCGCTCACGCATTTCATCCATATACCGCTTTAACCCTGGGAATGCCCTGAAGTAATCAGATACCAAATCATTGGCCGCACTTAATGAACACCCCAATTCCCGCGCTATGCGCCAGGCTGTTCCACCAAACATCATTAAGAAATTCATGTGCTTCGCATCATCATATTTTATGTTCATGCGGTCTGAGGTAATCTGATGTATCTTCATACCAGAGTTGAGAAGCTCTTGCATTGCCTCGTCTTTAATTAGGGCAGCAGTAAAGCGCCACTCAAGCTGGTCATAGTCAAGTCTTATTAGTTTCTTACCTGCTGGAGCTATGAATAGCCTACGCATGTCTCCTTCTTTGTACACATTTTGAAGGTTTGGATTACTACAAGATAGCCTGCCAGTAGATGTTCGTACTTGCTTAAACTCTGGGTGTATTCTCCCATCCTTAGCCATGCCATCTACATAATTATTTACGTAGGTACTTATTTCCTTATGTAGTTCTCTGTATTTTAGTATGCTCTTGACTATCGGGTCGTCTATCTGCTCTAGTACATCGGCATCAGTGGATGGTGCCCCAGAATCAGAGAATTTCCACGGTTCTATATCTAATGTGCCGTAAATGTAGCTTTGTATTTGCTGTGGGGAGTAAGCATTGACGGGCATATCCATGGAGGCTTGTTGTTTCTGCAAACTGTCAGCATATTTTTCAAGGAAGTTTGCATCAACCATGATGCCCCTATCTTCCATGCTCATAATGGTAGGCAACAAGGGCATATCAATATCCCAGTAGTGTTGTGGTATATTTGGCAGCCATTTTTCCCACAACAAATAAGTGGCTACGCTGTCCATATCATTATATTCTGGCACCAATTCTGGGCGGTCTTTAACATCATTCCACGTTTGCATCTTAATGCCAAGATGCCGCCTAGCTAAATACTTTAACCCTAACCCGCCGACCATATTGCCGCCGCTAGTATTGTTTGCTGATTCCTTTGATGATTGCTGTCCATAATCTAAGCAATAGGCGGCTATCATCGTGTCGTGGAAATCTGCTGGTGGTTCCATGCCGTTCTTTTTGAGAACTCGTATATCCCACTTGGCATTGTGCATAACAATTGGCTTATCGAAGCGCTTGTATTTGCGTGGCCCAAAGAAGCGTTCAACATTTATCTGCCCGTCTGCACCCCTGGATGCCATCGACCAATCACCAAGTTTTCCTGATGGTGTATTCTCAGTATCAAGAGAGACATAATCATCTACGTGGGTTTGTTGTTCGTCAACAATTACATAATCGCATGGTACCACAGATGGCAAAGATTCCCAGTCATTAAGCATCACTGCCCACAACCTAGGATTGTGCAAACAAGCCGCAGGGTGGTATTGGCTTATTACATTTACTTTCATTATCTTCTATTTGCACCAATTATTATAACTGCTTTGCATGTAGGGCAGATAGCCCTACGCAAAACAACATTTTTTGTCTTTATATTAATTATGTTTAACATGCCTTTATATCCGCAGTTCCAGCATTCTACTTCTTGTTTCATTATATATCCTCTATTTCGGCCTCAAACAAGGTTCCGTGCATCTGGGATACGCCGCTGGTAGTAAATAAACTCAACGGGGTAGCACCCAATGCTATTATTATTTCTGGCTGGACAAGTTTTATTTCTTGCAACAACCAGGGTTTACACACCCTAATCAAGGATTTCTTCGGTGTTTTATTTGATGGTGGCCTACACTTGACAACATTAGTAAAGAAACATTCATTGAGACTAATGCCACCAAGCTCAAGTAATTGATTAAGACGGCGCCCAGCCAAACCAATAAAGGGCATTCCTTGTTCGTCCTCGTTCTTCCCAGGGGCTTCGCCGATTAACATATACTTACAGCCAATCGCACCATACCCAGGGACAGGTTGAGTGGCTGTCATACGCAAGGGGCAGGCAGTACATTCTCGTATGCGAGCTTGTAAATCTTCGATTTCCATGTTAGACACCAAGCAACGCAATCAAGTCGTCATATGTAAAATCGTCAAATTCTTTACCATTGAGGTCACGCTCGTAACCGTTGTCTACGATGGTTGTCCGCATTATCGAGCGGGAATTATTACCGGAGCCAAGTATAACGTTTTCAATGAAGAGGTTTATGTCTGCCCTTCCTGCTGTACGCTTCCAGCCATCTAATTCTTGCTCGCCTGTGTTGTCGCCGTTTACATATCGGTCACGGAAATATTGTATTGTAACCAGATTGATACCAGCATTAGCAGCGCGCGAAAACAATGAGGTCATTTTTAGGTTGGGCTTCATGTATTCTACCTCAAGTATTTTCTTTCTGTTCTTTGATTCTGTCACCGCCTGGTGACACATCTGCCATACCACTGTTGCTGGGTCAATCACAACTGTCTTGAATTTACCAGAATCCACTGCTGACTTGTAATCTTTTTCAAATGTAATCCAAATCGGCTCTGCCCACTGCTGTTCTTCCGATTCTATTACTGGCAACATTACATCATGCACATCTATTTCCTTTTCTGGAAACTTGCTAGCCACAAATCTTGCCCGTTGGTCGAACGAAAATATTTTTATTGGGTCTGGGAATGTGCACGCAAAATGCGTCTTGCCAGCTTTAGGTTTTCCTGTTACACTAACAATTAAGTTTGGTACTATTGTCATTAATAAATCCCCCTGTTTATTTTCTAAAGTATAATTCTATTTTAACCGTGTCTTTTCACTGTCTATTAAAATCCTCATGCCCAATTGTCCAGCTACTGGGATATTTAGCTTCACGCTCTAGGCAATCATCGCAGGTCACACACCCCTTGTAAGGTACCATTACCTCTACTGGTTTACCACATACCTGACATTCTACGTAACCAAACTCAACTTCCATTATTTTTCATCCTTACTTTGCACGATTTCGTAGATGTTGCTAGCCACTTTCCAGAATTCTTTCCCATCCTGTGGAAGCCAGATATTGAAGTTCAACCCTGTTTCATTCCACTTGACTACTGTCGTGAGAGCAAGACAATATAATGCTTCCCCTTGATACTTATAGAGTTCAACTATATCTCCTTCGTAAATCTCTCTACCGTTCTTGTCCTTGAGGCCAGTGTACCAAGATAAGGTAACGACATAAGGAAATTCAGTCACCCACTCATCATCTAGCGGTTCATATAGCATTACCTTACCATCTGGTTTAATTGCATATTCCCAATCATGTAACCATCGCCGTTCGTTCCACACCCTAAACTTAATCTCCCTCACCTTTCAACCCCCTTATTTTGTACGATATTGTAAAGCTCTAGGTTTTCGTAGATGTTACCAATGACATTGCACTCAGACACCCATTCACTGGGCTTAAGATATGTATCCATATCTACTCTTTGGAATACCCAACCAGAACGCTTATCATCCCATCTGACAAACACAGTATATGTTTGGTCGATATCCCCAAGCCCTAGTTTCACTTCTACACTGAGTATGTCCCCATCATATACTTCCTTGCCCTGATTATCAAGCAAGCCAGTATACTGCATAATCTCCATATCACGATTATACAAAAATAAATCCAATCTTTGTTCTACATTAGGATACATTGTATTTGTAGTCTTATCCCATGCTCTAAACTTAATCTTTCTCATTTTTCAATCTGAAATATTGGCCGAAATTGATATTGCCCTTCTTCAGCGGTTGCCCGCATTTACTACAAAAGCCTTTCATTTGTCCCGCCAATGCCATCCCCCTGACGTTCTTTGAGATTAGATATGTCATACACAGGAATGTCAATTACCTTAGTCTCTCTGCTTATCGGGGTGTGAGACACATCTTTATCCCCATAGTCGTGCCATTCAAGTGTCACGTAAACGTTCTTGTTATCGCAGTGGGAGCAAGGGGGGATATCATCAAATATCACTTCACCATGCCCCAATTCCAGGATTATATGCCCATTGCCGCAAAAATAAGTCTGTGCTGGTGCGCTCATATCAACTCCTCAATATAACCAGTGTCTAGGTTTAATGTTGCTGGTTTTAGTTCCCAAGAATCATTATTGTCTGCTGTGGTGTTCCTTGGGCGCAGCACATAGTAAGCAGGATAATAGACAGTAGACGTATACCAAATCATATCAACTCCTTAGTGGCTCGCGGTAGGGGAGATGTGTAGTATTTAATTGACCACATTTAACCCTCCATTGCTCGGATAAAGTCAAAGTGCTTATTGCACACAAACATTGAACTGTCACCCCACCACACTTCATAGGGAGCTGGCTCGCCACACTCGTACTCCTCGTTAAAACTATCTACCATCCCGTATCCGCACGTATGAACTACCCTGTAATCAAACATCTTATCTCTCCAATCCGTTCTCTTTCAGGAAGGCTTTCCATTTCTCTCTGGGTATCCAGGTATCCCAATACTGTATACCATCAGCAGGACGTATCGGGAAGGAGTAGCATTTATTTATAAAGTTTACTACTCTCTGCATACCAATCTTTTCAAAGATAGGCGCTGTGATTTCAGCCTGTATCTCCGCTATTGCCTTTAATTGAGCGGGGTATTTATCCATCATGGTTCGCTGGGCTACTTTGTGGAGCGTAGATTCATCCATCACTGTATCTTTAGCTTCCATTATCCCTCCAGTCCATTCTCTTTCAGGTGAGTAGCAACTGTTTATAAAGTCTACTACCTCAAATTATCTAAATCTATTGATAGGTTATGGCAAACTGTTCCAATAGGAACACGAAACACCCATCTATAAACAGCATTGTTCTTTGCTCTCTGTTTTACCACAGTTGCATCCCTTCTATCCTCTTCATATATAAGAGCTTCGGAGACGGGGCACCGTTCATAACGGATTGCCCCATTTCTTGTTTCTCGGAGAAAAATATAGTATACTCGGCCTGAAATAAATCCAGTTGCCTTATTTACCCACTCTATGATTTCCTCGGCAGATGAGTGAGAACCATCAAACTGCATAGCCTCAATTACCACAGGTTTCTTTCTGAATTTCATCTCTCAATCTCCTAAGTAGTGGTCAGGTGGGGCTGGGGGGTTCTGTCCGTTTTTCAGGCCATGCCCCCTAAGTGCTATAGACTTTTGCACCCCACCTGACCTTGTGACCTGAGACCCCACTATTGGCAGTCCGCTCTCATAGAGCACACCCCACATAGATAAACCATTACATCTGTCTTCCCATCTCAGGTCTGTGCCAGTTAGAGGGGTATGCCCGTACAGTTTCAACCCATATATCACGATACCTAGCGTGAGCCTCTAAAAGTAACTAGCACCTGTGCTGGCTCGGACTTTATACTGCCTGTCAGTCCTATTCCCGTGCGCTACACGGGGCGGTTCTCACGGTGCTACCGCTTCCCGCTTCTAACGTGTCCGATATACAGAACACCAGCACTATTCAATTAACTCCTTATTCCTTTATTCCGGTAGTCAGGTGAGGCTAGAATATAGGTTTACCCTTGGTATCAACTCGCCAATTATGACCGCAATAATTACAATGGATATCCAATTGCCCGACGGCTACCTCACCAATACATTCAATGTTGCAAGCGGGGCATATAACATCAGTGCACTTAGACCTAGCTGGTAATTGCCGTTCCCTATTAGTAATCTTCATTTTATCTCCTTTATTCTGGTAGTCAGGTGAGGCTGGTGTACTGAGGACAACACCATTTAACTTTCCTATTGCACCACACCTGACCTTCCTGAGACCTAACACCCACGCCGTTTGTCCCTCATAATCACTTGTGGTTTCTCGAAAGTCACCACCGACCACGGACACCCTCAGTCTCAGGTTTGTGCCAGTTAGTAGCCAAGTCCATTAGGCTACGCTATGATGAGCCTCGCCCCTACTCAATCCGACATACGTCAGTCTTTCAGGTAACTGGCACTTGTGCTGGATTTACGTTTCCTTAGAGGATAGTTAGACTTATTGATGCTGCTACAACTACCTGCTTCTAATTCCACCACCAGCACACCACTATTAAGTTGCACTCCTTGTGCTGGCTGCACTTTCTTCCGCATTTAACGTTTCTCAAAGTGACGTAGCAGGTTCCTACGCTTTAACGCACCAGCACTATTCAATTAACTCCTTACTAGAGTTTTATTATTTGATTAACCCTCCCAAGCAGGAAGCCTCAAAAGTTCTGGGACTAAAGGAAGAAACATAACTTTCTTGAGGTCATTCCCTCCGACTCAGCTTCGGGGTTCTGCCTTACTACCGTTCTCCATACTGCCTTGATTTATCTGAGCCTTGCTTCCGTGAGACTTAAACCTTACTTCCTTTAACTTTTCACTAATACAACCCACATAACGTTGTACTATTATTATTGCGTGATAAGCAATGATATATGTACGTCTATATCTCACGCTTCCTTTTTACCAGTTTTTATCTCTGCTTGTAGGGTAATCCTCCTTACTCGATTAAATCAGTAACAGCATTAACTACCTCAAGTTTGCCGTCAATAATGGAAGGTTCAGACTCAAACACAGACCGCTTCTCATCACGCTCTGCTGGGTCGTAGCATCGCACTATCTTTACTTCCACCTGTTGCTGTTGGGAATCTTGGGCAAAACCTTCCTTTAGGTTGCGGTCAGTGAGTTGTGCCCACATAGTAGCCTCATCCCTAGCAAGGTCACGTCTCCGGTGTATCCACTCAGCTATTGTCTTTGTGACGTTCTTGCCGCCAAGTTCTATCGTGACATCAGTTTCAAGATTGGTTCGCTGAATAGCAATCCGCAACCGGAGAATTTCCTTGAGGATATCCGAATGCGCCTGTATCCATTCTCTGACCTGCTTTTTCTGGTCAACATAGACAGGTGTTTCGGTGTTCAAATGGGCAGAATGCTTACTCACCTTTGCTCGTAAATCATCTGCTTTTTTCTCCATGTCCTTGATTTGTTTGAGTGCTTCAATTAGTTTCATACTTCCTCCCTTAACGACCATAAATACTTATAACTACCTTTTACATTCTTCTTGGTAATGACAATAGCCGCACTCGTATGAGCCGCCTGGGGGCAAAGCAAGTATTGGTTTCAACAACTCCTCTGTTTCAAGTATTTTTAAGTATTCTACTCGGCGGCTCTTAAACCATGACCAGTTGTCCTCAAGTTCTTTGGGTGTAAACGTCAATTTGTACGCATGTAGCGTTGGACGTGGATGTTCTTCTCGGTAAAGGTTCTTCTCTTCTTTCGTGGAACCCCGTGGATAAAAGCTTCCATAGTCACCAGCTAATTCAAACCTGCTGAGGTAGGCAGTTAGACAGGATTTCACGTAGCATTGCGCTTTTATTTGACGTATCCACGCGTGGTTGTCCTCTATTGGTCGATTAGACGACTGGTATGTAGCCTTTAATTCCCAAGGCACAGAGTCTTTTAGCGCATCGCAGGTTACAATGATTCCATCTTTCTCGATGCCAGGCTCGTCGTCCTGCCCTGTTAGCCAGCGTTGCGTTGCCCACCCCAAACTAAAGATTAAAATATCTTGCTCAGAATCTTCTTTGGGTTGTAGTTTCCGCAACGCCTGCTTGTTAAGACAATAATTCAGGTCGGACATGTGAACGCCAGTTCTATTTGTAAACTCACGCTCACGCATCATGGTTATTAGCTCTGCCCTGAATTCTGGTGATTCAGTTATTTCCATTTTACTTCCTCTACTATATCCATAGATATTATGCTTACTTTTGGTATGACGGATAACGTATTAACATCACCATCCTCAGCCACCATCATAGATAGGACAACATCGTTGTCTGTTTCTTCTACTAAGAAGCCTATGGCTACAGCAATCATGGATTTTTGTTTACTTGCTAATTCAGGGGAATACCAGCCAAGGAATGACGTGGTATCAAGCCAATGTATTCTAACTAGCTTCGGCTTGTTTGAAGACTCCATTAGCATCAATCTCCAATCCTAACAGTTCCGCTAAAGTTCCATTCTGCAATGCTTCCTTGTACTCGGGGAACTGTTTCGCACGGTTGTCTGTAAGTAGTACACGCAGGGCAGCTTGTTTATTTAGGCCACCGTTGTATGTAAGTAAGTTTACAAGGTAATCCTTTACGCCAGTGGAGTCCGCACCTTCATCACCAACAAAGCACCATGCACCAGAGTACGGGATACCATCTGAATTTGCGGAGTATATTGGTTCCAGTATCTTGTTGCCTTCATCGTCAATCATTATGTTGCCCATGTCGTCTTTCTTGTAAGTCTTGAACAGTTCCACCGACATGCGTTCGAGAGTAACATAGGTTCCAATCCTTGACAATGGCCTTACTTTTTCTCCTGTTTCGGCCATACCAAGTTCTTCCGATGAAGCAACAAAACATTTCATGTAGATACTGTTGGCGCTAGGTGTTTTGCCCCTCGCTGTATTTTCTGCTGTTTGGTAAGGAACATATATTGTAAACTTGTTGTCCTTTAGGTCTGGCGGCTCGTCTCCTGAGAACGTAGCGAGTACCACAGCATCGTCCAAGTCTACTTGTATTTGTTCCTTAGGTTCCCACTTACTTTCTCCATCAAATTCTCTGGGTGGGATTTTGTTCATGTCAATGATTAGGCCACGTACACGCTTCACATCTTTGAATGAACCACTTACAGAAGCCTCTGCTGTTGAATCAGCAAACCCTTTTTCGTTAGGCATATAGCCCTCCTTTGTTTATTTTTAGTCCACCACTGTGAACCAGTTGTGAGTATATTATACCACACAGCACACAAAAAGTCAAGTACAACCAGGCGCATTGTGGTTGAAAGAGAATAATTGTGCGGCTATTACCTACCTCATACTTCTTCTTCCTCTATTTCTGGTGGTTCATAACATTCACCACCATATTCAAGAGGGCAGGGCTGTATCCTGCCGCTAGGACGCTCCGTTAATAGGCAACACCAGCCACGTGCCCTATAAACTAAATTGGGGCATTGTTCTTCCATCTAATCCCTCCAAGTAATATATATCACCTTGAAATTCATCGGGTCAGGTTCAACATAATAGAACTTATCGCCAGAAGCGCCTCGCACAAGTATCATACACCCGTCATGAGGCTTGATAGAGTCCCTTACTTTGACACCATAATAGTCTGTACCTTTTAGAAGGATTTGAGACACAGCATAGCCGTCCTTTAGTGCTTCTCGTTGAAGCCTTGCCGCATAATCATCGCAGTCTACCTTGTAAACACCAGACGGCATAAGGGTAGCAAAGTCCTGTTTGCCATACCATTCAATGAACTGGTTGACACTTTCCCAATCCTTGTATTCAATGGGAGTTCCGACTATCCTATCCACATAGATAGGGACTTCTATCTCGTAAGGGACTGGGACTTCTACTGGGTAAGGCTCAGGGACGTATACGGTAGTCTGGATAGGACGGTCTACATACTTTGTTTCATAGATAATGACTGTTTCAGCAGTTGTTGAAACAATAACTACTACAATTAAAATAATTAATATTGGTATTAGGAATAATATACATGAATAAAAAATTAATTTCATTTCAAAACCACCCTACGAAGTAATCTTCCAAGACATGTACAACTAAGGCCAATCCCAAAGATAAGAATAGGCGTGTGCGCACATCTCCCGCACCAAATATGGTCAATGTCAATCGCCATGCCAGCCAGCCCACAAAGGCCGATAACATAAAGTGGCACGCCAAGCACCTTGCAATTTGCAATATCTCGTAGCCGCATATCACTTTCCTTCTCCGAAGCCTGGCCACTTGCTATCACGCCAGCCTGTTAATTTTACGGGTGGGTCTGCCCATGTCACGGTGGCAAAGGGCGATATTATGCGTTCCATATCCACCCCGCAACAAACACAATCGGGCTTGGAATATTCTCGTCCTTGTAACTCTATTCTTTCAATTGCCCAGTTACAATTCGGGCAGACATACTCAAATATCGGCACTTGTGTTTCCTCCTATGTTTTATTGATGTTATTTTTGTTGCCCATCCAATAATACACGCCTCGTTTTTCGTGTCCGACAAGTCCCTCTTCCACTAGTGTTTTTAATGCTTCGTAAACTGATTTGTTTTTACCTAGGTTGGCTACAAACAAGTCTCTAGGTCGGGCAGTGCCGTGCTGTGCTATATAGTTGGCTACTAGGTCTTTTACTTTCGGGAGCGCATCGGCTGTGCCAAATTCAAAGCCGTGCATTTCAGCCTCTATTGATTCTGGGGGCAGTTCAGCATGGCGCAACAATTTGGGAGTTAGCTTGACACGCAAGGTATCTTTGTTAGATGTTTGCACACGTTTCATTTCTATGTAGCTGTCAACCCAGTCCGTGAGCACGCTACTGCCCCTGCCCATGCGTGATATGTCTTTGCCTGGATGATGTACTATAAGAACAGATATGTCAAAGGCTTCGATTGCTTCGTCTAGCGTGTTTACAATTAAGCGCATATCTTTGGAGTCGTTTTCGTCTCCTTGCATCATCTTATACAGTGGGTCAAGGATTAGTACATCTGGGTTTACAGCGTTCAAGGCTTTGTAAAGTTGTTGCTTACCAGCCTCTGAGTCCAGCTTCATGGAGAAGGTTGTCCCAACAAATACATTGTCGTATGAAAGTTGCGTACTACATAGTCGTAGCTGTAATACTTCTGGTGATAGCTCAAACTGTATGTACAAGACACGCCCTTGTTGCGTGGGCATACCCAAGAAATCATCACCAGCACCAATACACCTTGCTAATTGTAGACAAAGATACGACTTGCCTGTCTTTGGCGGGGCGTACAGGACGGTCTTTCCGTGCTTGGGCATCCAGTCACGGACATAGAAGGGGGCAGTTGTTAGAGGCACCAACACAAACTCATTAGCATTCCAGCAAAAGCCGCCAAGAGGCTTGATTATATGGGCACGCTGGTCGTTTTCGAGTTCGTCAAGCCTTATCATTTGTTCTTTCTTTGTGTCTGGGTCAACTACCCATATTGTTTCTACCATCCTTTCTCCTTTCTTTTTTCTCTATCCTGCATAGGTTGTCAAGTACAAGGCCAGCAGGACTTTCTTCACGGGGCACCCATTGATAGGTAGCGTTTAATTTTTTGCCTAGAACGATGGCTGCCGTGCCTAAATTATAGAGTCTACGCTCTTTGGTTTTGTAGCCGATTGTGCCAGGCTGGATGTTGATGCGTTTTAATCTAGCATTTATCTGGTTTATTACAAGCTGGCTGTCGGAGTAGACTTCTATATCCGCTAATCCTTGTTTGTTGGCTTCTTGCAATCCTTCTATGATAGCAAGATACTCCGCCTCGTTGTTGGTGTGTTGTTCGTCAAAGTTTATTATCTTCGGGTCTTGGCCTTCAAGGATAAAGCACACCCTTGTCCTTGCGCCGTCACAGTATAGCTTCATTTTTTCCGCCACGCTTTCATCGTTGGCTTGTTCATTTTTACCTCCTTGCTTTGCCTACTTGTGGTACGTTTCCATCAGATAGGTCGTCCAGAAACTCAATGTTGTTTTCCTCAACGGCCTGTTCGTAGGTGTCCCACCAGTGGTATTTTTCCGTGGCGACTCGATGTCTATTTTTGCGAGCCGCCTTCGGATTATCACAACCTAAGTCGGTCACGATATACCAACGGCCTTCTTCCTTGTTGTATTCTCGGTAGGTGTTGGTGTTTGCTGTTTTGTAGTTTCTTGTAGTCACATTTTCGTTCTCCTTTCTTTTATTGCTTATGGGCAGACATGCCAGCTATTGTTATTCGTTTTTTCTGGGTCTGCCCATAGACTTATCAATGCCTTTAATGCATTTGGTCTTCATTCTCCTAACTCTTTGATATAATTATTTAACAAGGTAATACATTCATCTATATTATTAACTGCGGCTCTTGTAAACCGCTTAATAATTATAAGAGGTTTGTCCATGCGGGTGATATAGTAGGTTCCAGCCCGATAGTTAATCCTATATCCCCTAGCTGCATAGTGCCTCTGAAGTCTAGTAAAACTTTCCATTATTCAACTCCCATCATCTTCTAGAATAGAGTTGTCAGTGTCGCAGTGTGGGCATACATATCCTGGCACGTAAAACCTACCGCATTTATGGCATCGTTCCGCTTGTGAAAGTTCAATCAGGTCTGCTATGTCCTGCTTTAACTTCTCTATGTATTCCATTATTCTCCTCCATTCTAATCACTCCCGACTACCTATAATGTGACGTTTCTTTGCGCAACGTCTGATTAACATTATCTTATCCCCTTGGCTAATCTAGCCTTATTCTTCTTAGCCCATTTCCTCAGGTATTCCATTCTCTTAGTGTGGTGTGTCTTCAATTTCATCAACGCCTATTTCACTCTCGCAATGTTCACAGAATATGGGCAGTAATTTGAACACCCTTATGTTAGTACACCCCAATGCTGTTAGCGTCTTAACCTCTTTACGAGCTTTTGCCTTAGTGAACCCCAGTGTACTTGATAGTCGTACTTCTTGCCCGTCCGTGTCAGTAAACTTTATTATCCTTTCCATATATACCTCCTAGGTATTCCATGCGTTTAATGTGTCTGGTTTTCATTTTTGACCTCTATTCGGCACTTAGGACAGTACAGCCGCCACGGGTGAGTCATGGATAGCCTATAGAGGATATGGTCACACTTTGGGCATCTTTGCATCGTTCTCTCCTTCTAATCATTCCCGACTACCATACGAGATAGTCGCAGGTAGTCGCAGGATGGATTAGAGGTTGTCTAATGACCACAAATCAATGTCTTGAAGTGAGCAATCAGGTTCTTCAGTCATGAGTTTAACCCAGTGATTATGGCCTTTGGAAGCTGCATCCTTATCAGGATATTGTTCAACGATAATCCAGGGTTCACCATTCCGCTCAATACCAGTTTCCCAAATTCTAGTATCTCCTGGCAGACAGGTGTCAACAACAATATGGCGCCCGACTTCAGTATTAAAGCGTTCCTTTGGTGCGAGTGTTCCATTTGCCATTGCGCTCAAACTGTTTAGTAGTCCTTCCATTGGTGATACTCTCTTTGGTTCCATTGTAATTCTCCTCCTTTAATTCCCGCTAAAGTCTCTAGCCTCTAATTGCCGTTTAGCCATGCTACCCTTTTAGCGGCCTCATCCCTTGAGGAATGGTCACTTTCAGGTACCCATTCCCCATTAGGTTTATAGAAACCCACAGTCCAGAGTTGCGGTTCACTTCTAATATAGACGTACATTAAAATCTAACCTCCTATTTTTCTATTGGTTATCTTTGTATTTTATTGCTAATGTTTTGCGGTCATATAGTTCTTTTATGTTATCGCTTGCTTTTACTTTTACAAGCCACATTTGGTGGCGAAAATTGGCATCGAGCACGATTCTGACTCCCGTGATGTCCCAAATTTTGTCGAAGATAATGGAGTTGTTGTGTTGTAATGACCATGCAGTATCGACAAAGAGTAGGTCTGACATTCCACCCGAAAGGTAAGATATTAGAACATCAGTGACATTAGCCCATTTAGAGCCACCGAAGTTGTCTCTCCATTCTATGTTTTTGAATAGGTATTCTAATACTTTCAAGGCTTCTAATTTGTGGGTGTGGTAGATTTCGTACCATGATGCCCAAACTTCTACCCTTGAATAACAGTGGTTTTCTTCTTTTATGTCCAAGATGTATTGTAATACATCAGAATTGACTATTTCTTTAGGTAAGAATGACGATAGTAAAGGATTGGATAGATTATCCTTTCCGCAACCTTTACAATTAGGATGTTGTGCCCAGCAATCCCATGACTGGCCATATTTTTCTTTCATGATTTTGATATATGTGGCGCAACTGTTAAATCTAGTTTCTCTTTTGAAGTGTCTTATTTCCCCGCCGACTGCCATTATTAGGTAGTTTTTGAATTGTTTTGCAAGGTATGTTGTTATGTTGGTTAGGTTTTCTTTGATTTCTTTATCATCGGGCAGGTCTAACGATAAAGAAAGCAAGGTATAGAAATCGCTGGCACATCTGGTTAAATTCATGTCCCCGTCTAGTTCCCATAGTTCCATGAAATTATCAGTGCCAATATGTTTTGCATCTTCAATTTTTTGGATGTATGGATGCGAGCATGGTTGGTCTATTTCTTCGTCTTCTTTATCAACAAGTTCATACTCATCATCAATCATTATTTGAGGTACATACGACTGGTAGCTACCCACTATTCCTATTTCCTCCTTTGTTTCTGTACCTTCTACCGAGCCATAATATAGGTCTGCATTTGGTGGTGCAAATACTTCGCAGTGGGTAATAATTTGTTGCTCGTTGTAGGTTCCATAACCACAATAACAATAAAATTTCTGATGTCCTTTATGCCAGTAGTATTGATAACCTTTTAGATTTTCTGGTATATTCGGCGGCCACATTTTTTGCTCTCCTACTTACTGCCACCATCCTACCCCTCCCCACTCTCTTATAGAGAGGAGTGGGGAAGGGAGGATTATGGTCACTAATAAATGTTGGTATTGGTGATGTAGGCGGCGGACTTGATGATGTCGCCAGATACACGCTTGATGTAATCTGTTGCTTCACCAAGACTATGAAACGGTGGGGCATGGTAGTCGTGGGCTTCGAGGTTGTCGAGGCCATAGAAGCACTTGCCAGGGATTCTGGACAGGGATACTTTCTGAGCATTGCAGAAGGCTTCTTTGTTCACGACACGTGGGAGTACTACGATGCCGTTGCCTACAATGGGGGCTACCTCGAAGTAAAATGTTATTAGATTGCCCATTTTATCCTCCTTGTTTTGTTAGTACATGCCGCTATAACGCCACATTTCTTCGTTATAATCGACCAACGGCTTGGCTTTTTCTTTTTTCTTAGGTATTACAAATTCCCAATGTAGGAATACTTCATCTGGATTGTGTCCTAATGATTGATAGACCATCTGGAATTGCCCTATTGTTTCGATTGCATACGGGCAGTAGCGTTTATGTATTTCTTCTATGGCCGTTTGTGGTTGTAGGTTTTCGACTCGGCCTAAGATTGCGGCCAATAGGGTGCCCGTTCGGCCATGCCCGCCTATGCAACCTATGTCTACCACTTCTCCTTGTTTGAAGTGTTCTATGGCTTTATTGACGAGCCATTTGAAGATACGTTGGTTGATAGTGCTTGCATCAGGCCATTCTATTATTATGGTTGGTAGGTTATTTTTGAATGTGGGTACGAATACTCCACAGCCAGCGATATTTGTTGTATGGTTAAACCAGGTATCATCGAGGTATATTCCGAAGTCTGGTTTTTCGTAGATTGTTGTATCATTCCATGCTGGCCTATCGCACCTTGCCGATGCTAGGAAGTAATGATTGCTCATGGGCACTCGTTGTTTCCAGTGCTCGCATTGTCTTAAGTAATTTATCATGTTGTTTTAATATATACTAGCTTCGATGTAGGACATACAATCGGGGCATACTAGCAATCCTTCGTATAATCTCATGTCGTCTATTTCCGTCATGGTGTCGCAGAATTCGCAAGCTAAGTTTACTTCTTGTGCTTTTGTTGTTGCTTTAGTTTTGTGGGCATCTTGTAGTTTCCGCAAGCCTCCGAGTTTGATTTTGTCTGATTCGCTGGTTTTGCTGTGTATATGCGTTGATGTTGCTGTTGTTGTCTTGACGGGCAGACGAAATTCTTTGTAGTCTTTATTGCTGAAGAACAGCCCGTTGTCTTTGATGAAGTCTCCTATTAAGTTTATTTTGTTTGGCCGGAGTATAGCGAATTTGCTATCGGAG